AAGTCCGTGGGCACGATGATAAAGCGAATATGTCTAAACGTATTCGTGAAGGATTCGAGCCAGTAAGAGCAGAAGAATATCCTGATTTCGACGCTCCTACGATTGAGGATGGTAAACACGCTGGCGTAATAGGTGTTGGTGGCTTAATACTCGCGAAAGTCCCTGAAGAAACTGTTGAAGAACGTAATGAGTATTTCCAAGGAAAAACTGCAGAACAACTTCAAGGTGTCGACAATGATTTGATGCGAGAGGCTGATCCAAGAATGCCGCTTAGACAAAGCGATATGAGGAGAAGCACAAAAGTGGAATTCGGTAGCCGACAACCGGCTGCTGATTAAGTTATCATTTTCCTTAGAGGATTAAATCATGGCTAATACTGACGCCCCTAACGGGTTCACACCAGCCTACCACCTGTATGGTGGAACGATTCGTCCTCAGAAGTTGCGTATTGCTAGTGGCACCTCTGCTGCTATCTTCAACGGAGACGTTGTAAACCTATCTTCTGGGTACGTTATCCAAGGCACTGCGACAGGCACACCAGCAGGAGTTTTTGCTGGCTGTTTCTACACCGCAACAGACGGTGCATTTACTTACTCTAATTTCTTCCCTGCCGGCACTACAACGCTAGGTAGCGGAGATATTGAGGCGTATGTGTACACCGATCCAGGCATCGTATACGAAGCCCAATTTACTGCTGGTACTCCAGCTGTAAGTTTTATCGGCGCTAAATATACGATAACAACAACCGCTGGTAGCACCAACAATGGTCGATCCAAAGAAGGTGTAACAGCGACAACCAGTAGCGGAATCGCGTTGTTGAATAGGTTCGTAGATTCTCCGAGTAATAGCATCGGTGCTAACGCTCGTGGGTATTTTACGTTCCCAACTAACGTGTTCGCTGTATAGTCGAAGGAGAGTAACTAATGGCTATTAATAGAGCTCAACTCGTAAAAGAGCTGGTGCCNGGCCTTCATGCTCTCTTNGGACTAGAGTATGATCGCTATGACGCTGAGTACGAAGAAATCTTCGAAACCGAAACTTCAGAACGTGCTTTTGAAGAAGAGGTAATGCTCAGTGGTTTTGGTGAAGCTCCCGTAAAGTTTGAAGGTTCTGGTGTTACTTATGACACNGCGCAAGAATCTTTTACTGCACGGTANACGCACGAAACTATCGCTTTGGCTTTCTCACTAACTGAAGAAGCCATTGAAGATAATTTGTACGACACTTTGTCATCTCGTTATACGCGAGCACTTGCTCGTTCTATGATGACCACTAAAAACATNAAAGGNGCTAACGTATTGAACAATGCGTTTAGTTCTTCTTTTGTTGGCGGTGACGGCAAAGAGCTATGTGCAACTGATCACCCGACAGTAGGTAATGAGACTCAGCGCAACGAACTATCGACTGCNTCTGACCTTAACGAAACCTCACTGGAGCAGGCGCTGATCGATATCGCAGCTTTNGAAGATGAGCGTGGTCTGAAGATCAATGCTCAAGCNCGTAAGCTNATTATCCCTACCGCTCTGCAATTCGTTGCAGATCGTCTGCTGGAAACTCCTGGACGAGTAGGTACGGCTGATAACGATATCAACGCACTGCGTAATATGGGTATGGTACCTGAAGGATATACGGTCAATCATTATCTAACTGATACTGATGCGTTCTTCCTGACGACTGACGTACCTAATGGTCTGAAGCACTTTGTACGTTCTCCTGTAGCGACCAGTATGGAAGGCGACTTCGAAACTGGTAATGTTCGCTATAAGGCCAGAGAGCGATACAGCTTTGGCTTCTCTGATTGGCGCGGTATTTTCGGCTCTCCAGGAGCTTAAATCCTCGTCTAAGAAAGGGGCACTTGTTGCCCCTTTTCTTTTTCTGCTGTATAAAGCAGCTATCCCTGACAGCTACATACTGTAGTTGACATAACCCAAGACAGGAGATACATATGGGTACTACAACTTTCAACGGTCCAGTCCGTTCAGAAAGTACGCTGAAGACAATCAGCAAAAACGCAACAACCGGCACAATCACAGAAGTTGTAACACTAGGTGATGGGCCAGTAAGTCTTTCTGACGGTAACGTAACTCTTACTAACGCAACTCATAGTGGACGAGTCCTTCTTGTTCCAGACGGTACTCAAGATAATACTTACACGTTGCCAGCTCCTATTGCTGGATCTATGTTTAGGTTTGTTTACGCTGGTGGCGCTGCTGATGGTACAGATGCCATTATTCTTACTCCTGGCAATACCAATTTTTATATTGGTGGTGTTACTTTCCTAGACACTGATAACGAAGTTAGCGCCGTTTTTTCTGATGGCAACTCTAATAGCAGTATACAAATCAATGTACCTGCAGGTTTCGATGTTACGATTATGGGTCTGAATACGACTAATTATCAGATTTTCGGCACCGTTACAGGAGCAACTGCACCAGCATTTGCCGATCAATAATAGGAGACGGTTATGGCTGATGCAGTCACATCAACAACTATTTCTGATGGCACTCATAAAGCAGTCATACAGCTAACAAACCTCAGTGACGGCACTGGTGAAAGTGCCGTCAACAAAGTAGACGTTAGCGCATTAGCTGCTAGAGAGGACGGCACCGCATGTAGCGGCGTAGTTATTGAAAAAGTTAGTCATTCGATTATCGGCTTTACACAAGTACAGCTTCTATTCGATGCAACTACGAACACGATAGCACTAGGTCTAGCGCAAGACAGTAATGGTCATATGGACTTTAGTGAGTTTGGTGGTCTTAAAAATACTGCCGGTAGCGGTAAAACCGGCGATATACTGCTGACTACTATCGGTGCGTCCTCGAATGATAGTTATGTAATTGTCTTAGAACTTATAAAGAACTATGGCTAATGGCTACATCAGGCACACGCACTTTTAGTTTAAATGCTGCTGATGCAATAGAAGAGGCGTATGAACTAGCAGGATTAGAATATCGTACAGGTTACGATGGCGTTACTGCGCGTCGTTCNATGAANATTATGTTTGCCGACTGGTCGAACAGAGGTATTCAAATATGGGAAGTAGAACAAGTATCNTTAGATTTAGTTGAGGGTCAAACGACTTACGATTTAAATCAATTCGATATAGATATTTTAGATGCTGTAGTTCGTCGCACTGTTAANAGTATTCAGACAGACTTTCAACTAGATCGCATAGATCGTGGTGAATATTTAGATATACCGAATAAGCTCACGAAAGCTCGAGTAACTCAGTATTATTTAGAACGCACTATTACGCCGAAGCTATATGTTTGGCCTGCCCCCGAAAACTCTACAGATAAGTTCATATCGTATCGTTGGAAACGTATACAAGATATCACAGCAGCAGTCGATGACGTAGACCTNCCAAGTCGCTTTTTACCGTGTCTTACTTCTGGTTTAGCTTTCTACTTAGCTATGAAGAAAAATCCAGAAAAGGCTGCNATGCTACAACCTCTTTATGAGATGAACTTAGTTAACGCGATACGTTACGATGACGACAGTTCGCTGAGGTTAGTGCCTAAACGGACATATTTGTAATGGCTTTTGCATTAGGTAAATATGCATTCGGCGTTTGTGACCGTTGCGGTTTTCGCGTCAAATATTTAGATATGAAAACAGAATGGACGGGNTTTAANGTCTGTCCAGANTGTTTCGAGCCTAAACATCCACAACTAGANCCTCCGCANCATGTTTCTGATCCTGAAGCATTACGACAAGCTAGACCAGAAGTAGATCTACCACAAGCCCAATTAGGGTTAGTAAGAACTACAGGGCCGAGTAATACGACCGACTCAGGGCGTAATATAGGGGGCCAACCATTAGGTGTTGTAGACCCTATTGGCACTGATTTTATAGGGGTCTCGGGCACTGGTAGTGTTGGGACTGTAACGGTGACGACAACATGAGTTTTACTTTAAGCACTTTAAAAACAGCTGTCCAAAATTATGTAGAAAGTGCTGAAACGACCTTCGTCGCATCATTAGATACTTTCATAAAAGAGGCAGANGAAAGAATACTAAANGCGGTAGAGTTACCTGTGTTCCGTAAAAATGTCACAGGCACCGCTACCGCTAGTAATACTTATCTAAGTACCCCTACGGATTTTTTAGCGTCCTATAGCCTCGCTGTAATCTCTAGTAACGTCTATTCGTATTTACTTTATAAACACGTTTCTTTTGTTAGAGATTTCACACCGAATGCTTCAACGACAGGGTTGCCTAAGTATTACGCTTTATTTGACGACAACAGTTTTATTTTAGCACCCACACCAGATCAAACTTATTCGTTTGAGTTGCATTATAAATATAGACCAGCGTCGTTGACGACGACGAGTGGTACAGATACGACATGGCTTTCCGACAATGCACCAGATGCACTTTTATACGGAACGCTAGTAGAAGCCGCTAACTTTTTGAAAAATCCTCAAGAGATGGCAATATACGAACAGAGATTTATACAAGCAGTCAATGGTCTCAAAAATCTGGGTCAAGGATATGGCTCTCGTGACGAATATCGTTACGATATTAATAGAGGATAAATATGGAAGCTCCGAAGCTGGAGGTTGGTAACTTTTTAGTAACTGCTACAGAACAAAAAGGACATTCTCCTGACTTTTGGGCAAAATCAGCGTCTGATAGAATTATCAGCGTAGGTAATAAATCACACCCTTTAATAGCACAACAAGCGGAAGCATTTAAAGAAAGTGTAGAGAAGATAGTCCTTTTCTATCTGAAAGAGGCTATCAAAAGTGATAGAACAACTTTAATCGCAGAATTAGAAAAACAGGGTCAACAAGAGATGGCCAATATACTGAGGAGATTATAATGGCTATTACGACAGCTATGTGTACGACTTTTAAAAAAGAACTTTTAGAAGCTGTACATAATTTTAAAAACTCTGGTGGCAGCACCTTCAATCTTGCTTTGTATACAAGTTCTGCTTCTTTAGGGGCAAGTACCACTGCATACACAACGTCTAATGAAGTATCTGGTACAGGGTATACAGCTAAAGGAGCATCGTTAACTCGCGTTGATCCAAGTAACGATGGGACTACAGCGATTACAGATTTTTCTGATTTGACGTTTTCTTCTAGTAGTCTGACTGCGAGAGGGGCATTGATTTTTAATGACAGTGCTTCTGGTGATCCAGCAGTCTGTGCTTTAGATTTCGGCGCAGATAAAACGTCTACGTCAGGAGATTTTACGATACAGTTTCCTACTGCCGACGCTAGTAATGCGATTATTCGTATCGCCTAAATGTCTAACCTTACCGGCTGGGGCAGAGGTGCGTGGGGCGATGGCGGCTGGGGTCAACCTAGTCCTGTCCCAGTTACAGGTGTTTCTGGTACGGGTGCGGTTGGGACGGTCACAGTCGCAGCCAGTGCAGTTGCCGCTGTCACAGGCGTTTCTAGCACAGGGTCAATCGGGTCGGTTACGGTCGTCCAAGGGACAGGTGTTACCGCGACTCCTACAGGCGTGGCAGGCACTGGATCTATCGGAACGCTTACTGTTACCGGCGATGCGAGTGCTTCTGTTACTGGGATTGCTGGGACTGGAGCGGTTGGTTCAGTTACGGTCGTTGCAGCAGCGACTACTTCTGTCACTGGAGTACAAGGTAGCGGAAGTGTCGGAGACGTTTCAGTTACAGGAGCGGCTGTCGTTATACCGACAGGTGTTAGCGCAACTGGGGCTATCACTCCTGTCAACGTGTGGGGACTGGTGGACGATAGTCAAACGCCTAGTTGGGCAGCTGTATCGGATAGTCAAAGTATTACTTGGTCGACTGTGTCAGACAGTCAAACCCCAGATTGGGAAGAGGTAGCTTAAATGGCAACATATGTTAATGATCTACGTTTAAAAGAGATCGCTACAGGTGATGAATCAGGAACGTGGGGAACGAGTACGAACACCAACCTAGAGTTGATTGGAGAGGCTTTCTCGTTTGGGACGGAAGCTATTTCTACTAATGCTGATACTCATACTACCACCATCGCTGATGGCGCTACTGATCCTGGCCGCAGTATCTTCCTCCAATACACTGGCGCTCTTGATAGCGACTGCACCGTCACTATAGGGCCAAATACAGTTTCAAAACTGTGGTTTATAGAAAATGCAACGACAGATTCAGGTTCATCTGGCCCGTACAATATCATTATAAAGCAAGGTTCTGGTGCTACGGTTACGATCCGCAACGGTCAAGTCAAAGCCATTTATTCTGATGGCGCAGGCTCTGGCGGTAAAATGGTTGATGCGTTTACTGACTTAAACGTGAAAAACCTTATAACGGAGCAAGCGGGTAATACCACTGGTCTTCAGCTTATTTCTACAGACGCAGATGCAGCGGTTGGCCCACGTTTAGATTTAACAAGGTTAAGTGCGAGTCCTGCAGATGATGACGCAGCTGGTCAGATTCGTTTTATGGCGAACAATGATGCTGGAACAGAAACCAGCTTTGGCTTTATTCGGATGTTACTTTCTGACGTTTCAAGTGGTTCAGAGGACGGCCTGTTAGAAATAGATACTAGAGTCGCTGGAACGAATAGAAGTCGAATGGAAATCTCTTCAACAGAGACTGTATTTAACCAAGATAGTGTTGATCTAGATTTTCGTGTCGAAAGCAACGCAGTCACAGATGCTCTAAAAGTTGATGCTGGAAACAATCAAGTAATAATAGGCTCAGGGGCAGATTTACTTACCGCATCGGCAGGCAGTGATAATGTCCGAATAGGAGAAGGTGCAGGGGATACCATTGCCTCTGGGGGCAATGATAATGTCGTTATAGGTAAAAATGCAGGTACAGCAATAACGACAGCAGATGCGAATGTAGCTATCGGCACTCAAGCACTAAACACGGAAGACGCACACGGAGGTAACGTCGCAGTTGGTTATCAAGCACTTCAAACACAAAACAGCGGTGCGACAGTTTATAACGTAGCTGTTGGATACCAAGCAGGGAAAGCTATAACAACAGCTCAAAATAATGTAGCTATCGGCGGTCAAGCTCTTAAATCAGCCAATACCGGCGGCAACAATGTAGTTATAGGGTATGTGGCAGGCGACTCTATGACAACAGGTAATACTAACGTAGCAATCGGAAGTGCAGCACTAGGAACAAATGTTGAGGCCGATAGAAATGTTGCGATTGGTTATCAAGCTCTAAAAACATTTAATCCAGGTTCCGATAGCGATACATACAATGTTGCTATCGGTTATAACGCTGGTTTAAGTCAAACAACATCAACTAACAACATTTTTATAGGTGGCCTTGCAGGTGATGCAAATACAACCGGCGGGAGCAATGTTGCTATAGGTCGTAGTAGCCTTGGTGCAGATACGACTGGTATTCAGTCTGTTGCGATAGGGCGAGGTACATTACAAGCTCAAAACTTTAGCGGCAGCGAAGCGACTGGCAATACAGCAGTTGGGTATAACGCAGGTAACGATATTTCGACGGGACTTAACAACACGCTAATCGGTCACAGTGCGGGAGACGCTCTCTCGGATGCTGACCTTAACGTCGCAGTTGGGGATAGTGCTTTAACAGCAGATACACTGGGAAGCAGATCTACAGCAATCGGACGATCAGCACTCTCTTCTCAAAACTTCACATCAGCCACTAATTCTAATCAAACAGCGGTAGGCTTTAATGCAGGCACTTCAATTACCACTGGGGTTCAAAATACGCTTGTCGGCTCAGGAGCTGGTGATAATCTTACAACGGGAACTGACAACGTAGCGGTTGGGTATGCTGCTCTTGATACTGAAGATGCGCATGGGTTAAACACCGCAATCGGCACTCTGTCTCTTTTAAATCTAAATGCTGGTGCTAATGCTTACAATACCGCCGTTGGGTATGCATCTGGCAGTGCTTTNACAACGGGAATCAATAACACCATTGTGGGCGCTCTTGCGGCTGATGCGTTGACCGATGCTGACCAAAATACCGCGATGGGTTACGGTGCTTTGAGCAGGGATGAAAAGGGTAGTAGGACAACTGCCGTAGGTTATTTAGCCTTACAAGATCAAGACTTCGATTCATCGACAGATACTAATAACACGGCTGTAGGCTGGAAAGCAGGTAATAACCTTACTACTGGGCAAAACAACACCTTTATTGGTGCTTCAGCAGCATCTTCTGCTACTGTCACTGGTAATTCGAATAATGGGGTAGGAGTGAGTGCTCTTTCTGCACTTACGTCCGGCGCTAATAACACCGCGATAGGTGATAGTGCTGGATCATCAGTAAATTCAGGCGACAATAATACTCTTTTGGGCCACGACGCAGGTCGTACAGGAAGCCCCGGCGGAAATATCAATACTGAAAATAATGAAATTGTGTTGGGCGATGAAAACATATCTCAAGCCCACATTCAGGTTTCTTTGACTGTGGCATCTGATGAACGCGATAAGACCGACTTTGTAGATTTAGACCTTGGTTTAGATTTCGTAAAAGCGTTAGAGCCTGTCACTTACTACTGGGACAAGCGTTCTAAGTACGGCGATAAGTATGCCGACGATTACGATCTGAATGCACAGACGCCAGATGGTACGCACAAAGAAGATTGGATGGATATTGGTTTTAAAGCGCAATCTGTGTTGGCGCTTGAAGAAGCTGCTGGTTATAAAATTGCAGAAAAGAAAAACCTCACCGTCTCGCTATCAGGTGACGGCAAACAGTACGGTTTGCAGTACGAAAAATTTATACCGATTCTTGTCAAAGCTATCAAAGACCAAGACGCAATTATTACATCACTGACTGCGCGTGTAACCGCGCTCGAATCGTAGGAGGACGAAATGTCAGAAGAAATAGAAGTTCGCACTGACGAAGAAAAAGCGAAGATGTACAAAGCTATGCTAAATGGCGCAGATACTATTACCAGTGTATTAGATGCAAACAACCCCTTTTATAACGATGAAACAAATGCTGAAAAGCAAAAGCGTATATTGCGTAGTGCTAGTTATTTAGAATTTGGCAAAACATTCAACGATTGGGGGTCAGAAGATTTTTCTGTTATCGACGCGGCTATTGCTACTGCAAAAGCCTATACACCATAAGGAAAACACATCGTGCAACTAGAACTGAACGAAAACGAAATTAACGCGATCCTGGCGATTCTCGGAGAAATGCCTAGTAAAAGTGGGACGTGGCCTTTGATGATGAAGATTAAAGTGCAAGCTGATGCTCAGTTGGTTGAACCTGAAGAAAAGCCAGAAGAGGGCGAGGAAGAAGCTGCTGTTGAAGCCATAAATGGCTGAGATCTGATATGGAAATAGGGTCAGTCAGCAATACTGCTCAAGTCAGTTGGAAGCAGGTTGCAGTTCAAAAACAAGAGCGCCTGCGTACAGGTGCCGAAGGTGAGACTATTAGGGAGATGGTCGAAACCGTTATGCCCGTACTTTATACGAAGGAGGGCACTAAGGTCGAGGCACAACCATTAGCATCGACACAACGTGTAAATATAAGCGTATAAACCATGATTATTGAATCTGTTGCAGCCGCTGGCATGCTCCTCCAGCAGATCAATTCGGTGATTCAAAACGTCAACGAAGGTAAAGCGAACGTCCAACAAGCGATGGCTTTGGTCTCTGATTTTGGAGAGGCTCTAAATAATTTTGAAGTAGAACGTAAAAGTTCTACGTTCAAAGCATTATCTAAAAATGATATCCTCAAGCTGCAGATGCTTCGTAGGAATCAAGAAAGATACCAAAAAGATTTGAGAGATTTGCTCCTCGTCGCAGATCCAAAACTGTTAGAGGACTATGACCAAGCGATTAGGCAGCAGGAGCAAGATAGGAGGGCGCACGTAAAACTGATGGCAAAACAAAAACGCGATAGAGAGAGATTAATTCAACAACTTCTTGTCGGTGGAACAACACTGATTATCGGTGGCGGTTTAGCAATTTTAGTATTTGTATTAGTGATTAAAGCCTTCGGATAAATATGGCGGCAAAGAAATTAGAAGATGGCAGTGATTACGCTGAATACGATGCGGATGGCGATGGTGTGGTTACTGACGAGGAGCTAGAAACTAGCAAAGAATTGCAAGAGTTAAAAATTAGCAATGAAAGAGCACAGGCTCAGCGCAGTATGAGTTGGTTCGCTTTGTGGGGAATGCTCTTATATCCGTCGTTAGTAGTCGTAAGCAGCTGGGCTGGGCTAGTGCAGGCGGCAAGTATTCTAGGAGATATGGCCTCAGTCTACTTTGTGTCAGTCGCAGGTATATTAGCAGCGTTCTTCGGAGCGCAAGCATGGTCAAACAGAGGAAACGGTAGATGAGTTTAGTCGGGCAACTAATCGGGCCAGTAACAGGATTACTAGATAAATTTATCGAAGATAAAGATCAGAAAAACGCCTTAGCTCACGAAATCGCTACGATGTCGGAGCGCCATGCTCAAGAGGCGCTCAAAGGCCAGTTAGAAATCAATAAAATGGAAGCGGCACATAAATCTTTATTTGTCGCTGGGTGGCGACCAGCCATCGGCTGGATTTGTGCGATAGGTTTACTATACAACACAATCATTGCCAATGTTTTAGGTATCTGGATGACAGTCCCAGAAGTAGATACAACTTTACTCGTCCCAGTTATGATGGGAATGCTTGGTTTGGGTGCTATGCGCTCATACGAAAAAGTAAATCAGGTNGCTAGAGAAAAGTAATGAGTAAGCTAGTCGAGATGATTAAACGTCATGAAGGCGTAAAATCTAAAGTCTATTTATGCTCAGCAGGTTACGAAACGATTGGTGTTGGTAGGAATATTTCTGAGTCAGGGCTAGGGCTATCCGATGACGAAATAGATTATCTTCTACAAAACGATATACAACGAGTGAAAGAGGAACTGAAAGATACTTACTTTTGGTTCGGTGCCCTAAGCGAAGCTAGACAAGACGCGATGATTGATATTTGTTTCAATCTTGGGTTGACACGGTTACGAGGTTTCGTCAAAGCATTAGAGGCTATGTCTAGGGAACAGTTTGATGTGGCTGCAGACGAATTTATGGATAGTAAATGGGCGCACCAAGTAGGTACAAGAGCGATTCGTGTTACTGAAATGATTCGCAGTGGTGAGTATATCTAATGCCATTACAGAAATTTATTTTTAATCCTGGCATCAATAAAGAAGGCACTGATTATACTGCCGAAGGCGGGTGGTTTGACGGTAATTTAGTTCGGTTTCGTAAAGGCTTGCCTGAAAAAATAGGCGGCTGGGTGAAATATCTAACTTCATCTATAAAAGGAAAAGGAAGAAAACTACACGCATACGTTACTTTAAACGGCACTCGTATTTTTTCAGTAGGTACGACTTTTAAACTTTATTGGCAAGAAGGAGATAATTATAACGACATTACTCCTATCCGATCCACAACAAGTGCTGGAGACGTTACTTTTTCTGCAACGAATGGCTCTTCAACCATTACTGTTAACGATACTGCTCACGGTGCAGACTTAAATGATTTCGTTACATTTTCAGGCGCAGCATCGTTAGGTGGTAATGTTACAGCAGCGGTTTTAAATCAAGAATATCAAGTTACTGCTGTTACTTCTGCTAACGCATTTACGATTACCGCTAAAGATACAGATGGTAATACTGTTACAGCTAATTCTTCTGATACAGGTAACGGAGGTAGCTCTACTGTTGGTGAATACCAAATTAGCGTTGGGTTAGATGTATTTATCGACGGCACAGGTTGGAGTGCTGGCGCGTGGGGATCAGGTACTTGGGGATCTACTAGCTCATTAGCTGCTAATAATCAGTTGAGATTATGGTCAATAGATAATTTCGGCGAGGATTTAATCGCTAATGTACGGGCTGGAGGTATTTTTTATTGGGATTTTTCTACGGCAAGCCAAAGAGCTAAAGCGTTAAAAGATATTCAAAACGCTAATTTTGTACCGACTGTGGGGTTACAAGTTTTAGTTTCTGATATAGATCGTCATGTTATCGTTTTAGGTGCAGACCCGATCGAAGGCGGTAGTCGTTCTGAAGAAATAGATCCGTTATTAGTCGCTTTTTCTGATCAAGAAAACCCTTTCGATTTTGAACCAAGAGCTACTAATACAGCAGGTTCTTTACGCTGTTCTGCTGGGTCTGAAATTATTGGCGGTCTTCGAGCGAGACAAGAAACGCTGATATGGACTGATGTGGCGTTATATAGCTTACAGTTTGTCGGCCCTCCTAATACATTCGGGCTTCAGTTAATAAATGAAGGCGTTAGTTTGATTGGCCCTAATGCTGCAGTCAACTCGCCGACAGGTATCTACTGGATGGATAAAAAAGGTTTTTACACCTACAATGGTTCAGTAGTTCCCCTGCCGTGTACCGTACACAGTTTTGTATTCGATAATTTTAACGAAAAACAAGCATTCCAAGTATTTGGTTTTTTAAATAAACAGTTCGATGAAGTTGGCTGGTTTTATTGCACCGCAGATAGCGTAACCATAGATAGGTATGTCGTTTTTAATTATGTCGAAGGAACGTGGGCGATAGGTGCTCTTTCTCGTACTGCATGGTTAGACGAAGGTATCGTTTCTTTCCCGAGAGCTGCTGGTTTTGCAGACGATAGAAACTATATTTACTCTCACGAAACAGGGCACGACGATGACGGTTCGCCTATGGATAATGTTTTTATCGAAAGTGCTGATTTCGATATTGGCGAGGGCGAAGAGTTTCAGTTTATCCGTCGGTTTATACCTGACGTAAAATTTACGGGGGATAGTGGTGATACTCAAACTTTAAACGTCGTTTTAAAAGCTAGAGATTTTCCAGGACAAAGTTTAACTACCGATCAAACTACAGCATTTACAGCATCTACAACGAAAGTAGATACGAGAGCTAGAGCTAGACAAGCTGCGGTACGTTTTGAATCAGATGATGACGCCGACGTAGGAACGAGGCTAGGGTTAGGGTTTACGATAGGAGCAACACGTTTAGATTTACAGCCTAACGGTAGACGCTAATGGCTAAACTACTACAAAGTAGATTACCGTATTACAACCCATATTATTCGCGGGTCGTTGATGCTATCTCATTTAATCGTTTCGTTAGGGTACTTGAGCTAAATCTAGACGCTTTCGACCCTAGCGCGACCCCACAGTTTACTAGCGCCGATCGTGACCAAAGACAGTTCGCTGCTGGCGACATTATTTGGAATACTACAGAGGGTGTTCTTCAAGTATATTTAGGCAATGTTTGGCAGAATATTTCTACGCCAAGNACGTCAGGACTGAGTGCAACAGGGAGCGTAGGCACAGTCCAAGTTGTTACGAANGGTAATATCGTAGTAGCGTTATAGTTATGAAAAAGACGAAGAAAAAACCTAAAGTCCCTGCGAAATACCTAGCTGGTTTGACTCCGAAAGAAAAAGAAAAACGGAAAAAAGAAATAGCTAGGAATAAAAAGAAGGCAATGGATGATCCTTCGGCTTACAAATTTTCGACTGATAAGAAAAAAGGTAAGCGTAGGAAAACGATTGAATCTAAATATACTCGCAGGTTTAAACAGAGGTTCGGCACAAAGTCATGAGTCTTTCAGAAAAAACTAAAAAAGCCCTATCTAATAAAGCAGAAGCAGCCCGTAAAAAAGGCAAAAAAGTAACCGCTGGTCAACTCGCTCGTGTATATAAACGAGGGCTTGCTGCATATAAAACAGGGCATCGTCCTGGAACTTCACAACACCAATGGGCTATGGCTCGTGTAAATTCTGTATTGACAGGCGGTAAAGCTGCTACTGTCGATAAAGATATTATGAAAGGCGGCAAAGCTAAAAAACCAGCAGCTAAGAAAAAGCCAGCTAAGAAGAAAAAATCATGACACGACTTTTCGATGACGAACAAAGTTCTTCATTGATTACTTCGATGATGAATCCTGAATCTAACGCTTCTAAATTTATAGAACAAGGCGAAGATATCGGGCTACCTCGCGATGTTACGATGGATATCCTTAATAAATACGCTACATATGGCGCGAATACGGGTATCGGTAATATCGGTGGTAAACGGTTAGTTAATGCTCTAAACGAAGAATATCGGAAACAAGTCGACGCGCCTTTACAGCAGATGACTGGCAAAGCGATTACAGGGGATGCTGTTGCTCGAATAGCAGCAGAACTAGCAGAGCAACAAAGAATAGCAGACGCAATGGCTCAAAGTCAAAAAATGATGGACGCGATGCCGGATTTATCTGCGGCGGCTACCCCAGAAATGCAAGCTGCTTTAGATGACGCAATACAAAATCCTACACAGATTACTGACTCCGCGCTTAGTCCTGCAGAACAAGCAGTACAAGATGCCGTTGATGATCCCTCGAAAACAGTAGGCCAAGTAAACTCTCCACTGACGATAGCTGGAGAAAAAACCTCTCGTCTAGACAAGTTATCGAAATATTTAGAGGATAATCCAAACGTAGCTAGAATGTTAGAAAGGTCAGGCACCGACGTTGCAAAAATTATTGGTCAAGCAATCGGTGGTCGTGATAAGGGTCGTAAAACATCTTTTCGTGCTGTTCGACCTCCAAGATTTCAAGGTCGTCAAATACGAACACAACGTATCGGTATGGCGGAAGGCGGTAAACCCGATGAGGGTTCTGTGCTTGGTCGTAGATTATTTATACAAGGCGGCGAAGTTGATGGCCCTGGAGGGCCAAAAGAAGATTTAGTACCGATATGGGCAAGCGATAGCGAATACGTCGTATCGGAAAAAGGTGTTAGAAATATGGGCGGCGGCGATTTTGAAAAAGGGATCGCGGCTCTTGATAAAATAAATTTTGGTAAGCGAAATGTCTGAAGAACAACAAGCATATAGTTATCAAGCCCCAGACCAATATCTTTATAATTTACTTACCGGCGGCGGCGGAGCGTTTGGGCTACTTCCTGAGGTTCAAAGGTATTACGCAAAACAGATTGATAAATTAGGTCAAAAAGATAGTAGCCCGTTTACTTATAGCGGCGAACGTATTGCAGATTTTTCTCCTAGAGAACAATATGCGATGCAACTTGCAGACGCAGGTATTGGCGCTTATCAACCATATTTAGCTCGTGCTACAGGATTAACAGAAGAAGCGTTAGCTACACAAGCTGGAGGTATTTCCGAAGCTAGAGCTGCTCAATTAAGAGCGCAACAACAAGGCGAAGATTACACTCGTACAGGCATCGCTGCTACACAAGCTGCACAACGTGGGCTAGATCCGTTTTTACAAAGAGCGGAAAGGGATGTTAGGCGTAGTCAACGAGATTTTGACCCGAGTTCTATAGATGCGTTTATGGATCCGTACGAAGATGCGGTAGTCCAACAAACAATAAAAGATATTCAAAAAGGTCAAGCTACTGGGGATATAGCAAGACGCGCTTCTGATGTAGCGCAAGGCGCATTAGGTGGTTCTAGGTCAAGAATATCCCAACAAGAATCTGATGATGCTGCAACTCGTGCGATGATGAAAGAAGTCGGTGCTATTCGTAGTGCCGGATTCGGTAGTTCTCGTGACGCAGCGATGAGCGAGTTTGCTCGGCAACGAGCGGCAGACGCACAAGCTGCTGGATTGCGGTCTGGTTTAGGTGCGCAAGCGTATGGTGCTGGAATGGGTACAGCAGGAGCACTTACTGGAGCAGGTCAACAGCTTTACGGGATGGGCGCTGGTTCTTCGGGTGCTTTAGCAGGATTGGCTGGTCAATTATCAGGTGCACAAATGGGTGCTGCAGGAGCGATGCAAGGGTTAGCTGGTCAAGAAGTAGGTTTCCGTCAAGGTGATGTAGCTTCGATGATGAACGTCGGTGCGATGAACCGTGCTAGAAACCAAGCACTGATGGATTTAAATTATCAAAATTTCGTAGGCCAATATAATTTACCGCAACAGTTAATGTCTGGTTATGCTAATTTCTTAACAGGCGCTGGCCCGTTATTAGGTGGTGTTGGTTATTCTGGGCCGACGCAACAATCACCGTATGGTGCTGTTACGACAACTGGGATGGCTGGCGGCGGTCGAACAGACGGTAAACCGATACCTGAAGGAAATAAAGGATTAGCAGCTTTAGCTAATAAAGCACCTGAAGTNGTTAAGANAATGGGTTTCCAAGTTCCTCAAAAGAAACGAGCAGGCGGGATAGTAAACGCTCGTTTCCCGATGTCNTCTCGTAAGTTGGGAGCATAACGTGGCTAACGGTCGTGGTAATTTCGGATTTGATGTTGTTGGCGGCGGNGGTATCGCTAATTTAGTTCAAGCACCTAAAGTNACCCCTGCTCGTGCTTTACAGTTTACTGCCACGCCTCGTTTACAAACACAACGTGATGAAAAAGATCCTAAAAAACAAATTTTAGGTGCGATATTCGGTGGTGCTGCGCCATTTTTAGCTGAAGCCGGACTTGAAGCACTAGAAAAAATTCCAGGTGTTAAAGATTTTTTAGTTCAGTCTCGACCAAAAACTTTAGAAGAATTAGGTGTTGAGGAAAGTAAGTTCGGCAAAGGCACAGGGTTACCAAGTCTAGATCCGATTACAGGGAGAACTGCAGGTTTCGATCCGATAGAAGTAGAGAGGCGTCGATTAAGAGACAGAATAGATGATGCTTTACCAATTAGCGAAAAAATGGTTCCAGAGAGGAGAACTCTTCTAGGTAAAGGATTACGCGAAGCATTAACTTTCTTACCGGCTTTAGCTTTAGGTGATGACGATGACGGGGGTGTCGCTGCTTTTATATCTGCTGCACAAGCGGGTAAAAAACTAGAAGGAGCGAT